TGAAATTTAGCAGTCTCTTCGGCTAACGCAGTTAGTTCTGCTTGGCTCATTTGGGATCCCAGGGTGGCCTGATCAAAACCGTTTGCCATTAATTGGGCAAGCTGCATTTCGTTAACGCCCATAGCCGATGCCAGTGCTTTTCGCTGGTAGTAATCCATTTGATCGAAAGACACTCCCGCATCGTTTACTGCGTCCGAAAGCATTTTCATCCTTTCTGAAGGGTCTGTTGTTGTGACCATTTCGAGAGAATTTAAAAATGGTCCGCCAAGAATTGCGTTTAGGCGACCTACGGATTTGGCAGCGCCTTCAAAGGTGTCAAATTGCTCCACAATACTTAAGACATCATTTACTTCCATACCGGCGGCTCTTGCATTGATTTGGAGATCTTTAAAAACTTGTTCACTTTGTTTACCAAAAGCCATTAACTTGGGCATTGCAGCTTTGAATGCTGTTGCCATTTCATTAGGTGGCATATCAATTGATTGCGCCAATCGGAAAAGCTCTCTTTGTGTTCGGGCGGCTTCATCTCCGGTGACCCCAAGTGCAGTAGTCATTATTTGCATACTCTCGGCAGTAGTATCTGCATTGACTCCCATTTCTGATAAAAGTGCTGTCGTCTCCAACATTCGGAATTGAGTGGCGCCACTTTCTTTTCTTAAGTTAAAGAAGCCACTCTGCAAAGCCAACATCGAATCGGAAGCCTCATCCATGGATATTCCATTTTGAAAATGAGCGTTTTCCAGGCGACGAAGTGATCCAGCATAGCGATCTACGTTCCCCCCGTTACGTGCGAAAGCCACTGTTTGCTCATCGGCGGCTTTTGTTAAGGCGATACTCTTGAATATAGCATGCTCAAAGAGGTTAGCTAACATATTTAGCGGCTTAAACGTTTTGGAGATAGATTCTTGAAGCTTTTTAAACCCGTCACCAGCAGAAAATAACTCGTCGACGCTGCCCATAAGTGTCTCATTGTAGTCCTTCTGGATACCCGCCAATTTGCCCAATTTCCCAACCAGGTCATCGGCAATCTCTGTGCGCTCTTTGTCTGCTTGTACGGCCAGTTTAGCTGCTTCGGCATATTGTTTTGTTTTTTCGGCGAGTTCAGGATATGCGGTATTTAAGAGCTTGACTCTTTCATTGTTCTGTTCAATAATTTCATTGAAAGCCCCTAAAATTTCTTTTTGTTGTTCGTAATTGGGAGCATTCTTATCCAAATCAAGCTGAATTTTTGCGGCTTCTTTTTGAAGCTCGTTTGTCTGCTTTTGGAGATCTATTAAGTCTCTATATAATTGATTGGTTTCTTCGTTTGCCACTCATCATCCTCCGAACGGCCACTTTAAACCAGTCGTTTTTTCAAAGCCCTTGATAGCTTTGTCCAGATTGGCTTTTTGACTACGCGTGAGTTTATTACCCATGCCGTGTTGTTTTATAGCTTCTAAATATTTCTTTTCATGTCCCAGTGCTTTTGCGAGGCTCTTGACATCAGTGGGCTTCCCTTTGATGAAGCCTTTAAAGCGGCGCATAGTTTTCCAACCGAACATGTGGCTTAATGCTATTTCCAGGGCGCCGGCAAACATTCGAGTAAAATTTTCATTTAATTCGTTTTTCTTAAGTTCTTCTAAATCTATTTCTATAGTTATTAATTCGTCATGCATTATTTTGTTATCCTCAAGTTGGTTTAAAAACATTAACCTTTTTCATTCCTGCCGCATCGTATGAAATATATTGGGCACATTTATAATCCAACATTAGTGAAAATTCTATAGCACTGTCATCGGCGTATGCCAATTCAGAACTCTCTGTACCCGTAATCCAGCAATCCCACAAAACCCATTCGTCTAGAGGATCCCCAAACTCATTGCGAGTGGTAATAATTATAGGACCCAATACATAAGTCATTACCTCCCAAACCCATGCTTGGGTGGCATTCTGAATATTGGACCCGCGTGGGCCGCCGAGGGCATAATAAATAGCCAGCTGAATTCCCTCTAGAGGAGAGCGAAATGAATTGGGATCTCCCGATTCAGTACCAGCATCCCTTTCTTGAAAATGGGGATCTACCATAGTAAGGCGAATAGGCTCCCAATCGAGCAATTCCGGCTTGACAATCATCTGCTCACCCCCAGCAGGGTTGCGAAGTTTTTCGCTCCCTAATGTAAATTGAGGCAATTTTACAGATTTTAAAAAAATAGGCACCCCGTTTACTTTTTGTACAATTTCTTTATGCTTTTGAAAGTCTTCTAATTCTTGCCCTTTTAACGCTGGCGAAAAGTTAATATCTATATCAAATTGAAACTCCACCGTAAAGATGTTCTTCTTTTTCAAATATAAATTATTATCCGTCCAAAAGCCGAATGATCCCTCTGACATAAAGGTATTCTCCTATATAAATAAATAGTAAAATTCCATTTATTATGTCATCTTTTTATTTGCCTTCTTCATCTGCTTTGCTTCTTCTTCTATTTCTTTGACTAGACGTTCTAAAAACCAGCGTCGAATTTTAATAGGCAAATTGTAACACTCAATAAAACTCCAGCCTCCATGATATTTCATTAAGAAAATTTCTTCATAGACGCTTTCAACGTATTTATCATTTAGGCCAAAAAAAGGAGGTAGTAAACGGAACCTCCACGTCCGTTTCGTGAGAGCAGTTTGAGCACTCAAACTCTAGAGTCATATCGATGTTGGGAGTTAATTTTTCATACATCGAGCGCAAATGGCGGGTATCTCTGGAAGGCATATGTTCAATAAACTGATGTACTGTGGTGCGATCTTCGTGCCCGTTGATGGATTTGATTATGAGTTTAAGCTGATCAGTCAAAGGAGTTTCTGCTAGTTTGTGCTTCTTTTTAGTTTCTTTTGTGGAAAGCAAGCGTTTTTCATCTGTACCTGTCATCAAGCGCGTCTCTACGTGAACTCCGGTAACGGGGAGTTCAAAAATAAAGGTCCCAGTATCCGTAAGTGTGACTTCTGGGGGTATTTCGCTTTCTTTTGTGGTGACTTCGGATAAATCAAAAATTGTTTCCGACGTGGTGTTGCACGCAGGACAGGTAATTTGTGTATTGTATTCGGGGCCAAATCCGGTAATACGGGAAGCCACCAAAATAGCATTACGGTCGCCGACCAAAAGACTGGAAGGGTTAATTTCTTTGTTTAAAACAATGCTCTCCAGGAGTCTTTCGATGGCAAGACCCTTTCGTAAAAGATTTTTCGACGTGAGAATATCTTCTTCCTTGGCGGTCATAAATTTAATTTCCAAAGTCTCTTTCCCATGAAGGGGGTGAGTTTCGGGATAAAACTTCCCGCCTGATGGAAGTTCAACATGCTCCGTTGGAGTAGAAAAATTCAAGCCGATATTTGAAGCTGTTTCGGCAACAGGATCAGCAGGCGTTGGCTTTTTCTTGCTCAACCCTGCCGTTTTTCTCGTAGTATTTCGTGACAATTAACACCTCTAATATTGTTTGTCTATAATGTAAATAGTTTATATAAGATTAATTTTGCCAATATGTTCTACCACCCGCTTCGAGTGTAGCCCAGTCGTATCGGAAAGTTAATTCAATCTCGGTAAGTGCGTCGTCGCCATAAGATTGTTCACCATATCCCACTTTAATAATAAAAGGGTTGTTGAGTGTCCAAGTCTCAAGCGGGTTGCCCTCGGCATCGATTACTGTAATAATAACGTTACCAACTGCTCTTGTTGAGAGTTCTTTTGAGTTCGTAACAGGAGTTGCTCCTTTTAATTGTCCAGGGCCGCGATAGCCAGATTGTTCAATCATTTTGGCTGTCAACGATGCGGCATCGGGACTTACTGGATCAACCAGTACTAAGCTTACCTCGTTCCACTCTACGGTGCCGGGATAATAAAATTTATGATTGAGGTATGCATGCTCCTCGGCGTTTACTGTAATCTCTGGTTTATTAACCGATTTCGCAAACCACAAATTGCCCACTTCTTCGAGGCCGGATAGTTGGACCAAAAATCTATATTGTCTTTTTGGTTCAACATTTGCGCTAGTCCAAAAACTGTCTGCCATAATTTAGTTTCTCCTATTTAAAATTAAGTAGTCACATCTTAAAATTAATCTTCAAATGCTGCGCCAGTATTTGTGATTATAAAGTCGATTGCGATGTATTCAATCGCCTTTGCGGGTTTAACGTACACTTTGGCGTATACGATATTTTGATCAACCAAATCTGGTGTAGTGGTTGTCTCATCCAGAATGAAACGGTACTCACTGATACCCAGACGATTTTGGACGCTTCTCAAAATTGGATCGGCTTTGCTCGTAAATCTGTTCCAAGTTACGCGAACGTTTTGATCGAACAAGATTCCGTTTGCTACTGCCGAAATTTGCTTCTTAACAAAAATCATCATGCGGCGTACATTAATACGATCTAGTGCTGATGGTGTCAATTGAAGAGTTTTTTGTCCGAAGATAACAATCCCTTCGTTGGGGAATGAGGCAATCGGATTAATATTGGCTTCATAGAGAGTGTCGCGCTCGCTAGAGGATAATCGCTGCGAAACTGCCAAAACAGGCACACCTGCAGAGCCTTCACTTAAGCCTCCGCGATTGAAGCCAGCAGGAGCAAACCAAAGTTCCGATTTCGCTTCCGAGCTGGCAAAGGTTCCAAGAGCCACAACAGAAGGTGGTACCCATAGAAGACCTCCGCTAACGGTATCGCGGATTTGTACCCACGGGTAGTAGGTACACCCATAAGAAGTATTAATTTGGCGATTTTCCAAATTGTTTACAGCCGTTGTAACCGACCCGACACGCTTTGTGACAGAAGCATACTCGGCTGAGCCCTCTGTAAAAGGTGTGTATACGTTAGGGATATCAATCAGTGCAAGTGCATCACCTCGGTCTTCGCAGACCTGAATCATGTGCTCTGTCAATGTAGGATTGGTTAATCCGGGCATTGTAATTAAATTACAATCGACAACTTCGGGATCTGCCACTGTATCAATCGCGCGCCTGACTGTGTTGCTTGCATAATTAGTGGTATCGATACCGTCGTCCAAAAGGGTGTTTCGGAAAGGTTCAATTTCTTTGATATCTAAGCCGTCAAAACCATTAAACATGGGGGTGGTAAATTTGGTATAACCCAAGTCAATATTGTTTCTCCACGACCCTGTGTTAATTGAGTACGCGTAAGTTGCGCGAGATCCTGATAGCCAGTGGATCCCAACAGATCCAGTCTGAACCAAATCGTCAAGGGAGAAAATCCACTGATATTGGAGTTTTGCTCCGGCTCCGGAGGCAGAGGGGACATCAGCCCCGACGAAATCATCGAACAGTGGGTAAATATAATCATTATACCCAGGACCCGAACGATTATTGCGAGCTGACGTATTGTTTTCTAGCTCCATGTAGGTAGAGGTAGTGGCTCCAAAGTATGCGTTTTGGGGATTAGAAACTCCCGCTGATGCGGAAATTCTCACAGGCAATGATGGGAATTTCATTGTTACAGAAGTAATGCCGCTGAAACTACCGCTGCTTAATGCCGCTCCAGAGGCTGCAAAAGAATCCGATCCCGATTGGATAATTGAATTTGCACTTATTATTTGACTTGCCTTCGTAAGTGTAGTATCGAGATACTTGGGAGGCCCAAATACGCCGTAAGGCAAGCAATCAGTATTGATTTGTCCATTCTCTACGGCGTCATCCATTTCAACTCGAATATAATTGGATTGATTGTTGTAATTTCCGTAAGTTTTTAGGCTGCGAGTGGAGGAATCCCAAACTTCATAGCGAGTTCCAATTTTGCGGCCAATATAATTGTCAGATGTAGGATTGAGATTGCAATTTGAGTATCTCTCTACAATCTCTACAACTGCGTCGGTATCACTTGCTTTTCTCACAAGCACCGTAAAAGACCCAAAAGGCTCGGCTCCGGTGGTGTTACGAGAATAAGATAGGTCTTGAATAGAGATTTTTAAATTTTCTTGACTCCATTGTCCTGCATCCAGAGAATGAATTCGGAACAACTTTTGCATATTAGAAGCCTGATATGCTGCCGTATCATTACTAAGGTCTTGAGAAAAGAACCATCCCGTGTGAGCTTCGCGCGCATCCATGCGATACTCGGATTTGTTGTTCAGCGGCAAGATCCAGCCCAAAACACCGTCTTTGAGAGGAATTTTGTCATATACGGTGGACTCAAACGTTTCACCTAGCCAATAAGCGTGCTCACCATAATTAAAATTGGTCGCCGGTACTACTGTGCCGTTAGTGTTTTGTGGGTTTGTGTTAAAAACTTTTCGAATAAAGTTTGCACTAGAGTCTTTAAAGTTGAATTTAATTTTTGTAACTTCTGTACCGTCCTCGCCGAAAATAAGAGCATTAAAATCAGCGTCAGCCCCAGTAGCTTGTATCATGACACCCACGGCTGCCGTGTGAGCGGATGCTGGAAGGCCGCCGGCGGCGGTTCCCGATAAAGCGATGGTAGAACCAGAGTTCACATACCATACGGCTGCAAGATGTGCATCCCCAAGTTCAGTGGGCGCTGCGCTTGAAGCAGAAGGTGCCACAAACAACCCAAAAGCGCCACCATTGTCGGCGGGGTCTGTAGATGCATCCGTTTTGGTAGTCTGCCATCCAGCATATCCTGCGGGATCAGCGCCTTCGTGAGCATAGCCCAAAAGACGCATAGCAGTGATGGACCCAACATTTGCGGCCAAATAGGCCTGGGCGGCATAAGATGCATAAGTTGGGCCTTGCTGATTTCCTTCGCGCCAGACATCGCCTGATTTTTTTCCCGACACTGGATTGCCAAAAACTTGAACAAAGTCTGAGAATGAGTCAATCTTGACTGGCTTCATGCCAGGTCCGGATGGCATGCGACCAATAACCACTGGTCCTGCTGGTAAGTTTGCAGCTGGTAGCTGCGAGTTGTCTATTTCCTTGGTAAAAACGCCGGGAGATACAAATTTAAATTTTTTAACTGACATCTAAAGATTCTCCTATAAAAATCTAGATTAATTTATCACATAATAAATAGTTCGTGGAATTTCGAAAGACATAATAATTATTAAAGATGTGCTTTACTGTTCGTCACTCTTTAATTTCACAAACTTTCCGCTTTTGCCCGTTGCGTCTGGAAGTAGAAAATCGTACTCTGCTTCTTCCAGCTCAATAGGGATATCATATTCTTCTCTAAGCTTATTTATTTTTTCCTGAACTTGCTCATCTAGTTGGTCGAGAGAATCTAAAATGACCTTTTCTCTTTTTTTGGTCTGAAAAAGAAATGTTCCAAATTCAGCTTCAGTTTTAGCAATGAGTCTTACCGTATTTAAAACAGGGGCAGACTTTTTCCAAGGAACCTCAATTTCATCGGGGAATTCGCGAGGGGTTTCTTCTTTTTCTTCTAGCGCCTCTTCCAGTTCCTCAATTTGCTTGTCTTTTTTCTTTTTAAACAGATTTTTTAGCCACTTCATCGTAGTCCTCCACAACATTCTTAATTAGTGAAAAGAGAAGCAAAAAGCCCCTCCTTGTTTCCAAGGAGGGGCAAAAATCTAAAATAAATTAGATTATTCTATAAATTAGGCAGATGTCTTCTTAACATACTTGATCACAACGTAATCATCAGCTTCTGATGCTTGCTGTAAAACGATCTTGTCATCGGACACGCCGAATTGCCAGTCGTAAGAAGCACCCATGCGCTGGAGCATACCGTTAACGAATACCATTACGGATTCTTGGTGTGCCTCGGCACTGATGGTGAAAGTAGTTTGTGCGGCTGTGGCATCAAACTCTTCAGTTAGGTGATCGCCCTTACGAACGAATGCAGCGTTACCAGACTTGGTATCAATAACCGCTGTTTCAAGGGTGTCGAGAGCTTGGTCAAGCTTGTCGAGGGCGCCCTCTACAGAAGTTTCAATAGAACCACCAGTCTTGATGTAACGAACGTTACCTGCCACAAGGTCAATTTGACCCGCAGAAGTAAGGCCCATGTTGGTAAGAGCAGTGCCAATAGCAGCGTCAAGATCGGAAATATCTTCTGCAACATCGCTGTTGCCATTAATGAAGTTCTTTCCGGAGAAAGCTACATATGCGCCCGCTGCGGAAATAACCGAACCCATTGCGCCTTCGATAGCATCTACTTCGTCTTGAAGAGATTTGGCTTGAGTGTCAAGGTCCAACAAATCTTCAGTTACGGAAGAGTTTCCATCGATGTAATTTGAGGTGGTATGAGCCACATATGCGCCAGCTGCTGAAATAACAGCACCCATTGCACCCTCGATGGCGTCAACTTCGTCCTGAAGAGACTTGGCTTGAGCATCCAGATCGATCAAATCTTCGGTCACATCACTGTTTCCGTTGATGTAGTTCTTGCCTGAATGAGCAACATAAGCGCCGGCGGCTGAGACCATAGCACCCAAAGCACCTTCGATGGCGTCGATTTCAGTGTGGTTTTCATTGACAGCTTCAATCAATGTGGAAGCCGATGTGTCCAAGGAAGATCCATCACCAGCTTCAATGCGAGCTGCAACTTTCTCGAAAGAGTCGAGAGAAACGTGTACACTATCACGCAAATCTGATTTAACTTCCAAAATCATGTTCTGAATGCTTGCAGAAAGGCTAGAAGTAGCTTCGTCGTCAAGAGCATTCAAAGAAGAAGAAAGTTGTGCCAAAGTACCCGCCATTTCAGCAGATCCGCCGATTGCGGCAAGGACAGCTTGGTCGATCTTATATTCAACCGAGCCGGCTACGTTGTCATCAGATTCAACTACATCAAGCTTCTCAATAATTGCTTCAAGAGCTGACTTAACTGTGCCACCTGCAACTGCGAAGTGTGCGCGACCGTCAGTTGAAGCTGCGGCTGTACCGGTGTATTGCTTGAAACCAATCAAGGCTGCACCTTTAGCAGCATCAGAATTATCAGCCGTGTCATCTACGCGAGTTTTCAGAGCTGCGTCTAATTTAGCATCAGCATCATCAAGAGAAGATGCGGCGCCGATATAGTTACGGCCACCTACTGCCACATATGCACCCGCTGCGGAAAGACCAGCACCAACTTGGGTTGCATCAAGTTCGTCCTGAAGAGACTTGGCTTGAGCATCAAGGTCAATAAGATCTTCGGCGACAGAAGAGTTGCCATTGATGTAATTCTTTCCGGAGAAAGCAACATATGCACCATTAGTACCAATAACAGCACCCATGGCGCTCTCGATGGCATCCACCTCATCCTGAAGGGACTTAGCTTGAGTATCAAGATCGGTCAAGTCTTCAGTTACAGAGCTATTTCCATCAATATAGTTGGTAGATGTGTGAGCCACATACGCACCAGCTGCCGAAATTACAGCGCCCATTGCGCCTTCGATAGCGTCCACTTCGTCCTGCAGAGCCTTGGCTTGAGTATCAAGGTCAGTCAAGTCTTCAGCTACAGAAGCGTTACCGTTAATGTAGTTCTTTCCAGAAAAAGCCACATATGCGCCGTTGGCGTCAATGACGGCGCCCATGGCGCCCTCAATAGCGTCAACCTCGTCTTGAAGAGCCTTAGCTTTGGCATCGAGGTCTGTTAAGTCTTCGGTCACCGAGCTATTGCCATCAATGTAGTTAGTAGTGGTGTGAGCCACATATGCGCCGTTGGCGTCAATGACGGCGCCCATGGCGCCCTCAATAGCGTCCACCTCGTCTTGGGTCAACTTGAGTTGGCCGTCCAATTTAGCATCAGCGTCGTCGAGGGACGAAGCAGTACCGATATAGTGGCGACCACCGACTGCGACATATGCGCCAGCAGCTGAAAGTCCTGCGCCCACCTGAGTGGCATCAAGTTCACTTTGGATGCTTGCTACGCTGTCAGCAGTTGTCTTAAGCTTGGTATCCAACAATGAAGTTGCATTGTGAATCGAGCCAGACATGCCAGCAGCTACGAAATCAGCCGCCTTAATGTAGTTTGACGCAGCATGAGAAACATACTGACCATCAGATGCAAGACCTGCACCTGCTTGTGTCTCGTCCATTTCATCTTGAAGTGAAGTGGTCCCAAGACCTTGATCGTCTAACTCGTTAGCGAGCGTGACGAGAGCATCCTTAAATGTCGAACTACCTGTAAGCAATGGTGCCACAGAGCCCGAAAAAGAAAGACTTGCTGTGAGAGAGTCTGCGACTCCCAAGAGGGACGACAAACGGCCCGCGACGAAACCACTGTGTGCGATAGCCTTACGGTCAGAAATCGCATATTCACTGTCCATCTTTACAGTACCATCTGCAAGAATTAAGTGTCCATCCGATCCCGCAACGTCAGTTTGGTTGTTGAGTTGGGTTTGTGCCCTAATTTGTGTTTTTTTTACTACAGCCATATTTTTACCTCCTATTTTGTTAAAATATGGTGGTTTCAGAAAACCGAAATTTTCAAAAAACCGTGAACATAGTCTAAGGGTAGACTTGTTCGCCCTAGATAGGAGGGTTAGCTATAAAAAGCCGAAAAAACGTTAGGGGTGCAACAAAAAGATAAATCCTGTAAGAAATCTTACAGGATTTTTTTAATTAAATTGGCTTTTAAAATTTTTTTAACTATCGCGCCACAAGTTATTGGAAGCATACTTAATGATTTCATTCGCTGAATCTTCGTTGTATCCATATTCTTCCATCAAGGTGGTCACCATTTCGCCATACTTCTTTTGTTGTTTCTTGTCGCGAGACTTCGATTTAGTAACAATTCTGGAAATGTCGCGAACCGAATCAAGAAGTTTATTTTCAATAGCTTCCTTGAGAGGCCCATAAGATGTCCAATCAATCTGCTCACCTTTACGCAATTTTGCGAACATGTAAGCAGTGATGTCGGCGCGGAAGTTTTCTTGAGCAGAACCAACTATGCCAATCTGTTCTTCGATGGAAGCCAAGAAATTTTCATCGGCCTCCATTTCTTCGTTGGTTACTTTATCTTTCACTTTAACGCCGTTGACATAAGCTTCCGCATGATCTAAATAATTATTAAACAAAGACTCGGCTTGTTCTTGATAAGCTGAAACAAACGCTTTAGTAATTTCTTTTTCAAGAATCTTAAGATATTCGTCATGCAATTCTTTTTGTAAAAAAGACAAATACTTTTCTCTTAGATCTTCTACCACAACTTGTTCTTTTACCTGCTTAACGAGAGCATCGCGAATTGAAATCGGAGTAACCATATTTCTTTCTGAATCAGCCAAAGCTGCATCGATTGCCTTCATAATAAAACGAGTAGAAATACCGGTCATTCCCTCGTCGCGAACTTCATCGCGGAGATCATTAATATCAATTTTCTTAACATAACCCTTTTCTACAATCTCTTCACCATCATAGATCTTCATTTTAGTAAGAGGATCCACTTTGTTGGAAGACTTAAGTCGAGAAAGGACCGCAAACATAGCTGCAATTTCCAATGTGTGCGGAGCAATATGTGAATCAAAATCCGACTCATCTAACATTTTTTGATAAATCTTTTGTTCTTCGCCAACCTCTAGACAATAGGGTACGTTAACACGAACGATTCGATCCAAGATGGCTTCGTTGGTGTTTTCGGATTTAAATTTGTTCCACTCTGCCTCATTACAGTGGGCTAGAATAACACCATCAAAGTAAATCATTGCTCCTTTGCCTGGGGATGGGATTGCCTTTTCTTGAGTCGCCGTGATCATAGTATGGAGAAATTCAATTTCATTCTTGAATACCTCAACAAATTCTACAATTCCACGATTTCCCACGTTAAACGCCCCATTTAGGCTTAAAGCACGCGGATCGTCTTCAGGGTAGAGGTCCAATTTTGAAATGTCTTCTGACCCTATTAGGATGCTTGTGTCTTGAGTATTTGCGTCCATTGGGGGCACAACTCCGACTCCTCGGCGACCACGGATTGAGAAGGTGGTTTCATGAACTGGGAAGCTCATATAATCCCCCTTGTGTTCTTCTAACAATCTATGGCGACACACAGGGCAGAGATCGCCCTCGATATGGACACCATAAATTTCTTTAAACTGTTCTCGTAAGCTACGAGGTATGAGATGGAGCGGACTCTCGTTAATCGGACAATCTTTAAGCGCGTACATGGTACCACTCGATTCCAGAGCGCGTTTAATATGTTCCACAAGAGCTGATTTACCGGCGCCCACTGGACCTAAGAGCAGCAGCACCTGCTTGCTCTCTTCTCCCTTCATGGCGGCAGAATGAAGATAACGCATGATTTTAGACAAGGAGCGCTCCATTCCAAAGAACTTACTCTGAAAATAATCGTAGGTCTTAAGAGCATCGCCATTAAAAAGGTTGTTGCAGCGACTATCTTCCTCGCTCATTCTCGTTATTCCCTTGCTGGTGATTGAATTGTATAGCCTTTTGTGCGCAAGGTGGCTAATTGTTTTATTTTTTTCTAGCAATTCTAGAAATTCAGAAAAGGAGCCAGAGAATTTTTCTCTTTTGCTGCTTTTCTTGTGGTCTTCAGCTATTTTCAAAAATTTGTTTGTTTTCGATTCTGTCATGTTAAAATTCCCAAGGTTCCCCTTCTATAATTGTTGTAAAATCCACATCGTCATTCCAAAGATAACAAATGTGGCTATAGACCTTATTAGCATAGGAAAGATCCAGATCCCGGCCATCATGCTCATGTTTGATATAAAGAGTGTTAGTTCTTTTATCATGATCATTCACATATACTACCGGGACGCCTTTAAGCCCTACGTTACTAATTAGAGCGTCACGGACGCTTTTCCACCCTTCTTCGTCAGAAATATCAGAAATTGAATAATTTCCTCTAGTCTGATTATAAGAGTAACTAAATAAGTTAAGTTTCTTGCAAAGATCTTCGTCAAGATATTTGCGAATAAAAGATTCGTCGTCCTGTGTTTCTCTCACCAGGAGACATTCTTCGAAGCCGTGTTCTTCTTCAATCTTTTTAAAAATCATATATCCCAAATGATAAGGGTTCACGCGACCTGTTATTGGTCTCACCACCTGATTATGGGTTTTTAGGAATGCTAAGTGATATTTGTCAGGCAAATTAAGATCATACATTATTTTTTCGTGGATCGTGACTGCCCACCCCTCATTCATAATTTTTGTTTGAGCTTGAGGAATAAAGTATAATGACCTTCTTTCTACCATATCAATTAAATCTTGTTGCCAATCAGCTAAGTCTCTGGCGTTGTTTTTAATAAATCCTAGCAAATTATAATCTCGCTGTACAAGTCCATTCGTTACATCCATGACTCCGTTAGTCTTGTCAAATAAAGCTTTTTTGGCTTGAGCTTCAGTTTTTCTGTTGATACCAGGAGTTCTGGGTACTTGGTATTGAATTGCGTGGCACGCATCCAGCATGGCTTCAACCTTTTCAATTCCGATATTAGGATCTTCAATATAGCTTTGTACGCGCTTGGCTGCGGATTTGAAGCGAGATATAACATGATCGGGATCAGTATGCTTAAACATTCGGTTATTCTTGAAGAAATCCGAGTGACCTACGCAATGTGACATAGTTAAAAGATGTGTGCTCATTGGGTTTTCCAACATCAAATAGGCGATAGAAGGATTGGAATTAATAATCATCTCATAAGGTAGCCCTTCCATTCCCAAGTTGTATCTGGTGATGGTTCTTTCGAAGGATTTGCCGAATGACCAATGGCGATAATGCGTTGGGAGACCCGTATAAGCCATTGCCCCAATCATTTCGTGATAATTAAGAATCTCATATTCAATAGGAAACCAATCAAGATTGTATTTTTCTTTTGCAATCTTGCAAATTTCGTCATCCCACTGCTGCAATTCCTTGATGCTCCAGTCTTTCATTAGACTTT